AACGAGGAATATGCCAAAATGGTTATGAAAGAAGCTAAAAGTAAAGAAACAAAGCAAAAAGCATTTGTAACTGATACATCTCAAATGGAAAGAGAACATCAGGTTGACGCTTTAAGATATACTTGTGGAGGTATTGCTAATTTTATGGGACCAACAAAGGAGGAAGGTAATATGACAGCAACAGGTATGAGGGCAAATGAGCCGAGAGAGCCAAGAGAAATGTGGAGTCTTTATCAAGTTATAGCAGTTGAGAAAAGTCAAGTAGAAAATATTGTGCCTGAAATTGACAGAAAAGTTATTGCTAAAAATACTGAACACGCTAGAGGTTTAGCTGGTGTTAATGATTTGCTGAAAAAATACAACTATGATAATACTAAACTAGCTGTAAGAGTTAGTAATATTCTTGATATAAGGCCAGTTGAAGATGATGAATAGCTTAGAAATGGCTATAACTGAAAATAGAGCTATTCAGGATAAGATCATAGATGTTGTAGCAGATTATGATGTTGAATTTGCAGCTGAATTAGATGATTTAGTAGAACATAAGATAAATGTTGATGATTTAGACTTAAATAGGCTGCAAATAATGTTAACAAACTCTTATGACAGTTTTGAAAATTATTTTGTACTATATTTGGATAAAAGACCGATAGCAAAATACTGGATTGAAAGGAATTTAGATAGTTTAAAAGCTGAAATACATTTTAAGAAACTTTAAGCAATAAAGAGGGTAGTGAGAAGGCGTTGCATTAAGTGTCGCAAACTCTCCGTATAAGGCTGCCCTCTTTATATAGATTTAGGAGGTAATCATTAAATACTTATTAGTACCAGCTGGGAAAGAAAAACAATGGCTAAAATGGCTAAATGGTGATTTTTCTAGCAATGAAAAAGAAGAAAGAAGGGTTAATATGGGTAGATACAGACCAAAATTAGTAGGTAAAGCCGACACAAAGTTCGGTCATTTAGTCAATATTAAAAATTTATTTATGGCTGGGGCATATAAACGGCTGCAGCGTGAAATTAAAATGCTGAAAGAGGTATAAATATGAGTAAAAATTTTAGAAAATTGCTTGATAAATCAGAAACATTACACGATATAATTTCTACTTCTGCTTTTCCAATTGATATTAACGAAAATGAAAAGGATTATTTAACAGACAAACAAGCGGCAAGGATTGGTAGGGAATTAATTAACTATTTGAAATCAACAAATAATAATTGGTTTATTATTAATATATCAGCACCAGGTTGGGAATTTATTAGAGAAATGCCAACAGAAGAACACAGGATAGATTTGACAATGCTTCCGTTAGATTTTGAAGATAAAGAAAAAGTTTTTGATAGTTTAAAGGGTGAAAAAAATGAGTAAACAGCGTAAAATAGAAAATTTGCAGAAAAAATTACTTAAACATAAGTATAATGCAGGCAATTATCCACAATTAAAGCAGTTTGAGCGTGAAAATATAGCAAAAAGCGAAGCTATAGGAATTATTGAGCAGAGAATAGATAACGATTTGGAGTGATTAAGTGAAATACAGGGTAGGGGATAAAGTTTGTTCTATTTGTGGCGGCAATTTCTTTTCAGGCACAGCAACAGGCACAACGCTTGAAGGTAATATTTGTGTTGAATGTGTTATGGCATATTATAGACTGCTTTTTTCTTCAAGAAGGAGGTTTACTGTGGAGGAATTTGTTAAAAACGGCGAAGATATATCAGAAGTTATCGAAATATTAGAAGAAATTGACTTAGAAATAGAGGAAGCTGAGTTAAACGATATAGTAATAGATAGATTATTTTTAGGAAAGAATGTTCACGAAAAACTTTTAGCAGCGGAAGATTTTTTTATACACGGTGTAGGTGATGGCAAATTAGAAAATAAAGTTTTAAAAAGTTATAGAGGAATACCAGTAGTTATATTAGAGGGCGAAAAATACAAAGATGATATAGATTTTTCTATATTTTAGGTGGTTAATATGGCTAATGCTAATGAAATACAGCAAAAATTTGAAGAATTGGGTTTTGATTTAAGAGATCCTACCGACAGGAAAATGGTTAAATATATAGCTTATAAGAAAAATAAAGCTGATTTTATCGAGGAATTTGTGCATATCGAGGATAAAGACTCCGAAGATATAGTTATTCCTTTCAAATTGTGGGACGCTCAAAAGAAATTATTAGATTTATTTATCAAAGAGGACCGAGTGGTTACCTTGAAAGCCAGGCAGCTTGGTATAACCTGGTTAGCTTTAGCTGATACTTCTCACGATTTAATCTATAATCCTGGTTTTTCTGCTAATACTATTTCACAGACAGAAGGTGATGTTAAGGAATTAGTCAGAAGAATGGGCTTTATTTTCAAATATATGCCGAATTGGCTAATTGTCGATAAAAAAGGCGAAAAAGAGGATAAAAAAGAGAACATTACTGGTATTATGTACGAGCAGCATAAGCTGGATATAATTATTCATCACCCAGGCGATAAAGAGCCTTCTGTTTTTAAAGGTTTTACATCTTCTCCTGGTGCTGCTAGATCATTTACAGCAAATAAGGTAATAATGGACGAGTGGGCTTTCCACCCTTTTGCAGAAGAAATATGGGAAGCGGCTTATCCTACCATTAACCGTGCAACTGGTGGTAAAGTTATAGGTATTTCTACTGCTGATAAAGGAACTTTGCACGAAGATATATGGCAGAACGCTAAATGGGAGTTTAAAGGGGAAAAAGGTAGCGGTAAAAACTCTTTTACTGGTATGTTTATACCCTGGTATGCTCACCCTGACCGTAATCAGGAATGGTATGACAGGACAGCTGCAGATATTCCTAATTCAGTTAAGAAAGAGTATCCTGCTTCACCTGCCGAAGCGTTTTCTGCTGGTGCTGGAGCTATGTTTCACGAATGGCGGCCAGATATTCACATTCCTTACGGGCAAGAATGGTATCCACCCGACAGTTGGCGTATAGTTATGGCCTATGATGGTGGTTATAATAGAGCAGCAGCTGGCTGGTTTGCTATTTCACCTGATGGTTGGGCTGTTATGTATAGAGAATATTATCCTTTCCACAAAACTGATCCAGAACAGGCCGAAGATATACGAATGTTATCAAGAGATCCTAACGGTGTACCTGAACAGATAGATTATATTGTAGGTGATACTTCTTGTTGGGCTAAAAATCAGGATACAGGGAAAACTACAATAGATATTATGGAAGAACACGGACTAAGACCCTGGCGACAGGCAGATAAAGACAGGATTATGGGTTGGCGAAGATTTCACGAGTTTATCACTCCTATTAAGGACGAGCAGGGAGAATATGTACTTGATAGAAATGGCGAGCCACTATGTAAATTAAGATTTACTCAAAGCTGCAGTAATACTATTCGTATTTTTCCTGGACTTAAAGTCCACCCGCAAAAGCCAGACGATTTAGATAGTGGACAGGAAGACCATTGTTTTGTAGCTGGAACTAAAATCAGTACAATTAATGGCAAAAAGAATATTGAAGATATAGAAATAGGGGATTTAGTGTTAACTAGGAAAGGATATAAACCTGTTATTGAAGCTAATCCTACAAGAAAATCTAAAGTTATAGAAGTAGAATTTACAAATGGTAGAAAATTAAAAGCTACCAAAGATCACCGAATATATACTAAAAACAGAGGTTTTATTCCACTTAATGAAATTAGATACTCTGATATAATAGAGGTAGAAGAAAATTATAAAAGAGATGTTATTAAGCAGCAAAAACTTGCTCAAAAAAATGTGTGGGTAAGCTCATTTGGAAAACAAGAAGAAAAAATAGTTTATAATTTATCTGTAGCTGAACAACCAGAGTATTTTGCTAATGGTATTTTAGTGCATAATTGCCACGATATGATTAGGTATTACTGTATGTCAAGACCAAGACCGAAGATGAATAATAAGACTAGAAAGAAGTTAAGGGAAGCTAGAAAACGCAGAATTAAGCCTATATCATCTTCTACAGGCTATTAAGGAGTCTATTATGTATGATGATTATGACAGAGATACAGCCCAAATACTTGTTGAATATGCTAAATGCTGTAAGACTCCCGAAGATGACGGATATATGGCTATGTGGTGTTCAGTTATCTTTGATTTGACAGCTGCCGAAGGTGTTAGGCTTGTTGAAGCCCTTCATAAAAGGTTGTAAACTAAAGTTTGCAGTTTGCAAATTATTTAATTTGGTGGTATTCTTAAAGTGAGGTGGAAGACAATAGAAGAATTAAGATGTAAAAATTGTAATAAAGTATTGGGAGAAGCCGATTTTGAAGGTGTCATAAAGAAAAAATGTCCTAGATGTAGCAGTATGAACATATACTTTCAGCGTTTAGGAGGAAAAGTTTACAGATTTTTGGAACATAAAGAAAAATAATCAAGCGGCTCAAGCAGCCCCTACTATCAGGTAATAACTGGTGGTGGGGGCTTTTTCTATTTATATAGTATTGTTTTAAGGAGGGTTATTATGCCAATGGGTATGGGACCACAACAACCGCAACAACCTGGAGGTCCAGGAATGGCGGCAGGTCCTCAAAACGGAGGACAAATGCAACAGCTGCAGCAAAGATTATCTCAAATGGATCAACAGCAATTAGTAATGTTAGCTATGCAGCTTATTACTAGATTGCAGCAGGTAGAACAAGCAGGGGCAGGACCACAAGCACCACCACAACAACCACAGCAGCCGAGAAGGTGGTTAAATGATTTTTAACCGACCAACTACATTACAGCAGGAAGCAAGCGACTTATTCCAGGGACAAATATCGCTATTTAATCATTTCGACAGTTATCGTAGTCAATGGGATGATATGGCGGTTAGATGGTATAAGCAGGTTGTTGGCTATAAAGAAAAGTTTAGGGAAAAGGACGAGGAAGAAAATCACAGATCAGATATTCATATACCTAGAGCCTATCAGATTGTAGATACTATTCGGGCAAGGTATGTAATGGGATTATTTAAATCTCCACCTTATATAGATTTTCTGCCTAAGCCGACAAATTTTGACAGATTTCCTATGAATATGGCAGAAGATAAAGCAAAGGTGGCTGCTTCTTTAGTTAATGAGCAGTTGGATAAAAACAACATAGTTTCTAAATACTATGATTATATAACTTCTCTATTAATCTTTCCTTTAGGAATTATGGGTGTTGGGTGGCGATACGAGGAAGATTTTGTAAAGAAGAAAGTACCAGTACCAGAGATAATCAGAAATCAATTTGGAGTACCTCAATATACAGGTAGGCAGATATATCAAACCAGGCAGAGTAGAGAAGCTGTTTGGGACGATAACGAGATAACTAATATAGATTATTTTGATTTTTGGCCTGACCCTAAAGGTACTAACTTAGACGATTGTCGAGGAGTTTTCCAAAGGGAATTTGTTACTATAGATCAGTTAAAAAGCAGATTAGAATTTTTAGATTATTTAGATGAAGGTCGTATTTTCCTAAGAGATCTTAAAGAGTTACAGGAGTTACAAGGTGCAGCTAACTTAGAACACGGCCGAGATAAAAGAATGTCAGAGATAGGATTTTCTTCTGGTGATATTGATATTTTCAGTAATAACGATTATAAGTCTAACAAAAATTCTGAACTTGAATTGTTGCACTATTGGGAAGATAACAGGCATTGTATAACAGTCAACAGGCAGAAAACTATTTATGACGGACCTTCTCCTTACTGGCGACACAGGAAAAAACCTTTTGTTGTAGGCAAATATGACAGATTACCTTCTGAATTTTACGGAATGAGTGCAGTACAGGTCATTTCTGATATTCAGGAAGAAGAAAATACTCTCCATAATCAGCGTACAGATAATATCAACTTCATTCTTAATAAAATGTGGAAAGTCCGCAGAGGTGCCGATATTGACGAGTCCGAGTTAGTATCAAGGCCACACGGGATTATCTATGTTGATAGGCCAGAAGATGTGCAAGAATTTGATATGACAGATGTAGCTTCTTCTGCTTTTAATCAGCAGGGTATGCTGAAAGGTTTAGCTGAAAATGCACTTGCGACTCCACCTGTTATGCAGGGAGCGGAAAGTACAGGCGACCAAACAGCAACAGAAACTATGAAGCAAACATCTAATGCTGGAATGAGATTTGAAGTTAAACAAAAGATATTCGAGGAATTGGGAATTAAGCGTTTAGCACACTTGATGGATATGAATAACCAGCAATTTATTGATAGCGAAAGGTTAATTAATATTCCATTTGAACAAGGCAACGCTTGGCGTGCTATTGATACAGGTGATTTAATAGGTGAATTTGATTACAGACCAGCGGGAACAAATATTGACCCTGCAGCTAATAAAGATGTAAGACGAGAACAATTAACTCATATGCTTCAAATGTTATTACAGTCTGGAGTACCATTCGTTAATTATAAAGAATTATTCCAGGAATGGTTGAAGGCTTTTGATATAGAAAATGCAGAAAAATTCTTGTTATCAGATCAGGAAATGGCTATACAGCAAATGCAACAGCAACAACAGGCTGCTGCAGAGCAGGGAGGTAATAGACCAACAGCTGCCCAGCAGGCTGATAATGCAAGTACAGGTAGAGCAAGAGGAAGAAGGCCACAGACTGAAAGAAACCCTAGTCAACAAGCGTCGGGACAGGTGAGATAATGGACGACAAACAGCGTGAATTAAGAGAAGTTGCGACATTGGCACAGTCAACAGGTTGGGAATATGTCAAAAAATTTATTGAAAAGCGTATAGGCGTTATTGAAACTGATCTTTTGGAAATGGAAGAACTGGAATTAGTGGAAAGAATAGCGTTGCAGAAGGAAAGAAAATCGTTGAAATCAGTCTTGCAGTATGTTGAGAAACGATTTAATAAGGCGTTAGAAACTTAGGAGGTCAATAAATGGGATTATTCGGTGAAAATGCTCAAGAGGGTAATGTAAGTCAGGAAAACCCTTTAGGCATTAAGCAAGCCCAGGATCAGCCTGGAGAACTTGCTTTGGAAAATGACAATGTAGGCGATGCGGAAGGCCAAAATCAGCAGACAGACTTAGAAGGATTAGCACAGCAGGCAGATGGTAAACAGCCAGTTAATCAGCAAAAATCGACAGATTATGATAGAAAAATAGATTATGTTAGAGAAAAATTTGAGTCAGCAGAAGATTTTGAGAACGGTATTAATGAATTAGAACAAAAATTAGGCGTTACTGAACAAAAACAAATATCTAATCCAGAAGAAGCAATTAATTACTATTTAGAATTAGAACAGCGTTTAGGCCAGACTTCTAATGTAAATCAGACCAGACAGCAGTTAAGTAGATTAGAACAGGAAAACCAAAGACTAAGACAGATGTATTTAATGCAACAACAGCAGGCTATGCAAAACCCGCAAAATATGCAGCAGCCTAGAAGGGACCCTCAAACCGGCCGATTTGTCAGTCAACAACAGGTAAATAATCAGCAGAATTTTAATCAACAACAGCAGCAACCACAACAGCCACAGGAAAATACAGGTTTAACTTTAGAAGATGTAATGGCAGACCTTAACTTTGATGTATCAGCTGATGAAGCAATTAATGAACTTTATGAGAAAGGCTATAATTCTGATGTTTTCAAAAAAGTTGTAGCAGAAACTTCTCTAAAGACAGCTGAAAAATTAGTTGAACAGAAATTTAATGAAATGCAGCAACAAGAACAGCAGAAAAAACAGGAAGAACAACAGAGATTGCAACAGGCACAGCAGCTTAACAATAGTTATCGTAGCCAGGTAGATACTATCAAACAGCAGTATGGGGAACAGGAATTTGAACAGCATAAAGACGATATGCTTAACTTTTTCCAACAATATCCTATGTATTTAGATCCTCAAATGTTTCCGAACGGCTTTGAGATAGCTTTTAATAATGTCCGAACTATGAATAACCAGTATCAGCAGCAACAGCAGAATATGCAACAGCAACAGCAGTATAATAATGCTCAAAAACAAGCTGCTAGAATACCACAATCTCAACATAATAATAAATTGAGATTTCAAAATAATATGAGTCCCGAGGAAGAAATTAGGCAAAACATCTTCCACACGAATGATAAAAGACAAGGGATATTTGGCTAGCTGACAGGAATTTTAGGAACACCCTGCGGCAGCCAATAAAATATAAAGGAGTGTAATTAAAATGGCAGTATTAGATTATAACGGTCGCAATATTTGGACAGGAACAGATGGAACTCCTGTTACTACTTACAATATTGACTATGACCGCAGGGATATTGATGTATCGAATGATATAGCCCAATTAATGCCAGAAGCAACACCATTTTTAAGTATTTTAATGAGGGCTAGAAAAGTACCTGTAAATTCAATGGAATTTATTTGGTATGATGAAGAAGAACAAGTTTGGTGGACTAAGCTAACTGCCAGTTATTTAGCTGGTACAGCACATACAGAAGAAGTTATCTCTTTAGCTGACGCTTCATTTATCAGACCTAAAGACTTGCTGAAAAACGGATCAACAGGCGAGATTATGTATGTTAAGTCTAAAGCTGGTAATGATGTAACAGTTGAGAGAGGATATGGTTATGATGCCCAGGCTTCTAGTGGTACTGACGCTGTAGCTTCAACTGGTACAGATGATAACATTATGAGAATGTCAAATGCTATGGAAGAAAACTCTAATGCACCTGAAACACACGCTACACAGCCTAATAAGCTATTTAACTACGTTCGAATTGGACGCCTAGCCGCGTAAGTGGTTAGTGAACAATTGGCTATATGCTGGGACACCTGCAAGTATCTAAAATTAGAATACCGCCCTTGTGAAAGGACGGCGACCTCTAAAAATATTTTAGTGAAGCAGGCAATCAGCAGGAAAGATTACTTGATTTCATCTGGTAATTTATAAGACATACAAGAAGGAATATGATTTTTAATAATATGTAACATTTTAATTGCTTCATTTCTGTTAATAGTTAATCTAAATTGTTGCTTTTCTTTAGAACTATATCCGTGAACTTTTTGGGTGTATTCTAATAAAGTAGATTTTATATCAAATTTATTATAAAGCCAATCTTTGATTAACAAAGAACCACTCTTTTTAAAGTTTTCTGTAGATAAAGTTATTTGACGGCTTTGTTGATTATGGTTAAAACTACCATCATCTAAATAAAAAACAGCAAGACCTAATTTATCAACTTTATTTAAATATTTTTTGGTAGCTGTTTTAACACCGTCAATATATAATTCTTTTCTTAGGTTAGTTAAAAAAGGGTGGTATATAGATTTAACAGAAACTTGGTTATATTTACCTTTATCATAAACATTATAAGAATTGTGTATTATAGTATTTAGATTATCTATTTTCCATTGCAAATAATCTAATTGATTAATACCATGTGTTAAAGATAAAGTATAACCAGTTGTAGAAGCAACTAAAGAACCATCACCTAAAAGAGTTCCATATACAATACTTTTTTCCTTCTTGCTTAAATCTTTTTCTCTAGCTTTATTAGCTTTTGTATAAGATTTAGATGTCTTTCTAGGTTTCTTGTCGTTCCAATATTTCCATTTACATTTTTGAGAACAATATTTACGACGACGACTATCAGATGGTATAGGTTTACCACATACTTTACAGTTTTTGTTAGACATTTTATCAACTCCTTACTAATAGTGTAACAAAATACTGTGATTAAATCAAGTAAAATCCCCAACGACTACACGCCAATCCCCTTGTATTAGGGTGATGATATAGTCTGAACTCATAGGCGACTATGAGAGGAAAGTTGAAGTGCTTTCCCGCCACAAATGTGGTTACAAAAGTAACAGATTGCAAACATTCCGTACACCTTTTGACGCTTCAATGGCTAATCAAATTGAAGGAAAGCGTGCAGGAACTGACACTAGAACTAGACTTAGTAAGATAAAAGCAGTAGAACACCGAATTGATATTGAAAAGCAAATGATGTTTGGTGAAAGATACGAAGATGTATCTAATAAAGTGAGAATGACTGGTGGACTTATTCAGTTTATCAAGTCCAATGCTTATGATGTAGGAACTACAAACGGAGGTACATTGTCAGAAGCTGAATTTGAAAACTTCTGCGAAATGGCTTTCGATTGGGGTAGTAAGCGTAAGTTATTCCTGACTTCACCTAGAATTGGTAGTATTATTAATCAATTTGGTGCAAGCAGAATTGAAACTACATCTGGCGAGGAAACCTACGGTATGAGATTAAGACGATTAATTTCATTCCACGGTGATGTTATTATCGCAACAACTAAGCTATTCGAGAAAGATTATGCTCATACAGGCTTAATGCTTGATATTGAGAATATCGACTATCGTCCAGCTGGCGGTAATGACTCTAAGCTAAGAAAGAATATCCAGGAGAATGACAAGTTAGGTTGGAAAGACGAGTACCTAACAATGGCTGGATTAAGAGTAAGACTGGAAAAAACACACAGTATTTTAACTGGTGTTACAGGCTAATATACAACAGAATAAGGGAGGGTAATTCCTCCCTTTTAATTATATCAAGGAGGAAATTAAGATGGCTAAAAGAGGACCTAATGGTAAATTTAGACCAGCTATGGCAGAAAAACCAGCAGTATTTGCAAGTGTAGGAAAAGGAACTTGTGGCTTTAGAAATTTAGTTTTAGTTATGGATACAGCAGTAACAAGTAAAGACCCGAATGTTGAGAATAAGCGTGGCAGGCGTTTAGAATTTGGACCTGATGGCAAGTTAGAAACTGTAGAAACAGAAGTTATTTCATTTTTAGAATGGAAAGTTAAACATCCTTCTCCTTTTAGTAGGATTAAAAAAATACAGGAAGAAGTTTATGAAGGCGATAATGAAGAAGAAAAAGATAAATCAAAAAAGAAATAATTAAAATAAAGGGCTGGTGAATATGCAGAAATTAAACTGGAATAATGATAACGAACAAAACTTAGAATTTCCAGTCCATTATTGGAATTATATCGAGAATATGTTTTCACAATTTGCAACAGGAGAACATATAGTTACCAAAGCCTATAAAGCAGATAATGATTATTTAGGTTTCACAGATGATTATGACTTTTGTTGGGGACCAGTTAATGAAGGTGAAGGATTAGATACACAGGAATACCCAGAAGGTTGGAAAACTGATCCTGTAACTGAAATAGAATATACTACTCAAGATTATGGATATAACGAGTATTCAGGCAGATTGTGGGGAACTTATCAGGCGAGCATTGGTGAAATATATCTTTTAAAAGCAAATGAAGACTTAACAGGTTGGGAAAGAAATGAGTTATTAACTTTTTCTCCTACAGGTAGTCAAAAACCATCTATTGAATTTAATCCAGATGGACATTATGAAATAGTAGTAGAAATTACAGTAGCAGGTACAGGAGTTAAAGAAATATGGCTTATGAGTTATCCTTATGAAGGAAGTAGTATAAGAAAAATTTGTAACGGCAGCTCGCCAATTTTAGTATTAAACCACAACAAAGAGTTAGTTTTATTTTATGGCGATCAAGAACAAACTAATATTTATTATAGATTAGAAAATGAAAGTTATAATACTGAACACAGTATAGACTATATATTTGAGCCGGAAAGAACTTTAGACTTCATTAATGCTTTTAAAATTGATGAAAAAGAAATAGTTGCAAAACCATATCCAGAGTTTAGCCCTGACCCAATAGAATACAGCGGAAAATTAATAGTTTTTTATAAGCGTGATGATGATTATAAACCTTATAAATACACAATAACAGATGAACTTTACAGATATGTATTTAAATATAAAGAACCTGTTTTAGAGCCTTATTTTGATGATATCATTAATAGCATTGATATAGATGTAAGTAATTTAACCTGGGAAGATATGAGATATTTAATTACTCTATTTTCTTCACCAGAAGCAGATGTATATATTGAAGGACAGAAAGAGCAGGAAAGCATAGCAACAACCTTAAACACAGCAGGTGAAGGTTCAGTTTTAATAATACCATATAATACAGTATATAAACTTGTGTTAGAAAAAGAAGGTATTATAGAGGACAGCTGGGGATTATTAATATTTAATAATGATGAAACTAAAATGATGGATATAAATGTACCATTTTTAGGTAATGATAGCAAACCTGTAGAAAATAACAATATTGATATATCAATCAGCAATATCTTATGGGATTTAGCAGGTATAAACTTAAATATACACGCTTTCAATCAGGAAGATTTATCTGATTTAGCAGGAGCAACAATAACTTTAGAAGCACAAAGAGAACAGCCTGAACTATCAGATACAGCTGACGCTGCAGGTAATGTAGTGTTCAATGATGTTATACCTTATGAAACTGTATATCAGCTGGTTATTGAGGATAGCAGCTTAGGTACTAATAGAGCTATAGGATTACTTAATAATTTTGAGCCTGGTACTTCACAGAATATAGAGCTGCCGTTTATTTCTCCTTTTGTAGAAACTAACAGTATTGATATTTCAACAGCGGTCGAGTGGGAAATAATGTATATTACTACTACTATAACTGTAAAGGATTTAGCTGGAAATTCTATAGATGGTGCTGATATTACTGTTGAAGCACAAAGAGATATGCCAGAGATTAACTTAACTACAGATGTCAACGGTCAGGTAATAGAAGATTTATTGGTTTATGATACAGCATATAATTTTATTATTTCTAAAACAGGATATGTAGTGGAAGATAATTTATCGCTATTAGTCGAAAATATAGCAAGTAAGGCAAGAAGTGTAGATATGTATATTTCTGACGGAGAGTTTGATAGATCAGAAAATAACAGTATAGACATAGTTGTAAATTCAGTATTGTGGCTGGAGGTATAAAATGAATTTAAACTTTGATTTTGGAATACAGGGTAAAGTTAAATATGAGTTAACTGATACAAGAAACGGGAAAAAAGAAATTATTGGAGAAAATAATATGCTTTTGGATAATTATTTGGATAAGTTTTTTACTGGTAATTTCGGATTACTTAATGCAAGTGTGTTTAATAGATGTTATCTTGGAGATAGCAATATAGCACCAGCCAGAAGTCAAACAGGACTGCAGGGAAATCAATTAGCGGTTGTAAATCCTGTAGAAAAAGTAGAAGATAATTTAGGCTTATTAAGAAATAATTATAATCAAATAACAAACTTCACAGGACATTCGGATTGTGTTTACTCTGTAGCCTTCTCACCTGACGGTAACTATGTAGTCAGCGGAAG